CTACACCGGCCTCGGCGCAGACAGCCGCGACAAACGCGTCATTGCCCGGCACATCCTCGGCCTCGCCGACCTGCTTGAGGCATGGCTTGCCCGGCCAGCCCACATCGTTACCGCCCAAATCACCGCGGGGACACCGACTCCCCGCGACGACATGAAAGGCACCCCCGTGTCTCTGGTCATGCCCGACGACGACATGGTCGTCCTGTCCGCCACCGCCTACGACGCCGAGAAGGTCGCGGTCCCGTCCGACTTCACCGACCCCAACGGCCCGTTCCTCGCGCCGTTCACCTGGGCCGCCGACAACGCCGCCGTGGTCGAGCTGACGCCGGCCGCCGACACCCTGTCGGTGAACGTCCGCTCCGTGCCCGGCCAGGTCGGCACCGTCGCGATCACCGGCACCGACGTGAACGGCAAGGCGATGGCGCCCTTCACCATCGAGATCGACCCGGGCGCGGCCGTCACCGCCGGCGTGGTGGCGGGCACCCCGGTTCCGCGCGACGACAACCCGCCGGCGTAGCGATGGGCATCGTGAAGTCCGCGCTCGACGAGATCAAGACAGTCGCCGACGAGCTTGAGGCTGAGGGCCACAAGCTCGCGGCGACACTGAAGGTGTGGCTGGAGAAGCTGGCCGCGCACCTGCCCGAGGCTGAGGCTGAGGCTGAGGTGAAGGCCGACGCCGAGCAGGTCGCGCGCGACGCGGTCGCCGCAGAGGTGCCGGTCGTCAACGAGGCGGTGCAGGACGTGGCCGCGATTGGGGAGACCGCAGTCGTCGGGGACGTCACGGCGCCGGCGGGGGAGGCTGCGACGTCGTGAGCGAGCAGAAGCCCAGCGTGGCGCGTATCGTGCACTATCAATCGTTTGGCACCCCGGGCGGTGAATACACGCCGCAATGCCGCGCCGCGATCGTGACCGAAGTAGGCGCGTGGGTCACCGTCGCCACGACGAAGCCGGACAGCTACAGCACCAGCGAAGGGCGTCCGATCCGGACGCTGGAGCAGTGGTTCTACGACGACGCGCTCGCGCTGACCGTCTGCAACCCGACCGGGTTGTTCTTCAACGGCGCCGGTCCGGTGGCGTGCAAGCACGACGAGCCGGCCGACGGCCACGTACCGGCGGGCGGCACCTGGCACTGGCCGGAGCGGGTCTGATGGCTGACGTCCAACGCGTCCGCATCGTCCACCCCGGCGGACCGGCCCACATGGCGCAGGTGTGGATAGGTGAGCGGCAGCTCCACAACGTCACCCGAGTCGAGTTCGGTCCGCTCGACGTTGGCGATGGCGGTTTGCCGACCGTGAAGCTGACGTTCCTTGACCCGGAGCTTGCCATCGTGGGCGAGTTGGTCACTATCGACGAGCAGCCGACGGACTGAGCGGGAGGTCGCGGTGTCCCCGTCCGAGACCACATTCAAGCGGGACGAGGCCGCGTCCCCGTGGCCGACGGCTGGCCGGTACTTCGTCGTGAAGACCCATGGGTTCGTTCCGTGGGTAATCCGGCGCGCCTGCCATTCGTGGGCAGACCACGCAGGGATCATCCTCGATGACGGGGCGATCGTTGAGGCCGAACCCGGCGGTGTCCGACTCGGGCACTTGTCCGAGTACTACGGATGCAGGATCGCGATCAACAGCGCCGAGGAGGTGACCGTCGACCAGCGAGTCACTGTTGTCGCGACCGCCAAGGAAATGATCGGGAAGCCGTACAACGATCTCGCGATCGTCGATGACGGCTTGGAGTCGCTCGGCTGGCACTGGCACAAGCTCGCCAAATGGGCCAGCGACGACGGCGAAGTCGTGTGCAGTCAGCTCGTTGCCTTGGCTGGGCAAGCCGCCGGCCTTGACTGGCGCGGCGGGGCGCAGACAACCACAGAGGTGACGCCAGGCGATCTGGCCCGCAGGCCCGGCATGACGCCCTGGAGGTACCCAGAATGACCCTCACTGGCCACGCCGCTGAGCAGCACCCCGACATCAACGCCCTTGCCGCAGTCCGCTACGGAATCGTGACGCACGCCGTCCGCATCAACGGCATCGGCGGACGCGCCTGGGTCACCGCCGGCCCCGGACGACCGGACCTCGGTCACGCAGACCCCGAAACCGGCTCCTACCGGACGGCTGTTGCCGACATGACCGAGACCGAACGCCGTGAAGCTGGGCTGCGACGCAACGGACGCCCGCGACGGAAGGCCACCACCTGATGGCCGACACCCGCACCGTTTACGCCAGCATCGGCAATTTCGATGACAAGCTCACCCAGGGCCAGTGGTCAGAGTTCCACGGCAAGTTCACCGCCGCCGTCCGAAGCCACGCGCTCCAGGTCTACGGCAACTGGGTATCACTCAGCACCGACCCCCGGCAGAACGCGTGCATCGGTTTCGAGATCGGCCACGAGACCAGCGAACGACTCCAACGCGACCTCGCCGAACTCGCCGCCGAATACGGCCAGGACTCCATCGCCTGGGCCGAAGCCGACACCAGTTTCCTCACCCCTGCGGCGCCAGCAGGCACGGCCGAATACACGCCGAACACTCTGGCCGACGACATCCTCGATTGGATGCGCGAACGCAACCTGTACAGCGACCGCACCACAGCCGACCCGATCACCATCGAACACCACCACAACGGCACCGTCCGGATCATCAACCCGCCCGACGAAGCCGCCATCGACGTCGCGCTGCTTCGCCACCGCGGACTGACCGGCGTTGCCTTCGCCGACGGCGTCCTCAGCATCGGCACCGAGGCAGGCCCGGCGCAGTACAAGGCGCTGCACGCCACCGACCACGGCTTCACCGTCGTTTTCCGGCGCGAGCCCTGAACTGGTCAGGCCGGGCACCCCGATGCAAGGAGGTGCTTGAGCGTGGCTGGTGAGCACGGAAACCAGCGGCACCAGAGCGCGGAGCTGCGAAAGCGCATTGTTGAACTCCGTGACGATGGCCTGAGCTTCCGGCAGATAGCGGCCATGGTCAACCGGTCGGTCGACACCACCTGGCATCACTACCAGAGAGCAATGCGCGAGATCCCCGCTGAGGCCGTCGCTGCACATGCCGAAACCCTGGCCGCACGGCGCGACGAGCAACTGCGCCGCATCGACCTGGAGCGCGAATCGGTTATGGAAGTACTGACCGCCTTCCACGTCACCGTCTCCCAGGGCCGCGTGGTCAACCTTGATTCCGGCGACCCAGTTGCGGACACCGCCCCGGTTTTGGCAGCGGTTGACCGCCTGGTGAAGCTCGATGACCAGGAAGCGAAGCTGCTCGGGCTGTACGCCAAGACCGAAGTGAACGTCTCTGGCGGCGTGCGGTACGAGGTTGTCGGTGTCCCGGTTGAAGACCTGATGTGACAGCGCCAGCCGTAATCCGCTATGAGCCACGCGGGGCTGCGGTCGAGTTGTTCAAAAGCACCGAGAAGGAAGTTGTCATCTCGGGGCCGGCCGGCACCGGCAAGTCCGTGGCCGCACTGTTCCGGATGCATCTGGCTGCGTTGAACAACCCCGGATTCCGCGGTCTGATCGTGCGGAAGACGGCGGCGTCGCTGGGATCCACAACGCTCGTGACGTTCGAGAAGAAGGTCGCCGCCGAAGCCATCGCCGAGGGCGTCGTCGTTTGGTACGGCGGATCGACGCGTGAGGCACCGTGCTACCGCTACTACCGTGACGGCGCTGTGTCCGCGACGATCGTCGTGGGCGGCATGGACAAGCCCGCGAAGATCATGTCGTCTGAGTACGACCTCATCTTCGTGGACGAGGCCACCGAACTGACCGTCACCGACTGGGAGTCCGCGCGCACCCGCCTTCGCAACGGACGCCGAGCTCGACAGCAGCTCATGGGTGCCTGCAACCCCGACTCCGAGCACCATTGGATGAACCAGCGCGCCCTTGAAGGGCGTATGCGGCTGCTGTACTCCACTCACCGCGACAACCCGGCCTACGTTAACCGCGACGGCAGCCTGACCGAAGCCGGCCGCGACTACATCGACGGTACGCTCGCCGGACTGACCGGCATCCGCCGCAAGCGGCTGTACGAGGGCAAGTGGACCTCCGCCGAGGGCATCGTCTACGAGAACTGGGACCCGGCCATCCACCTGGTTGACCGGCTACCGAAGGGCTCCGACAACTGGACCCGATGGTGGTCCGTCGACTTCGGCTACAGCAACCCCTTCGTGTGCCAGTTCTGGGCGGAAGACCCGGACGGCAGACTCTGGCTGTACCGCGAGATCTACCGCACGAAGAAACTCGTCGAGGAACACGCGCTCGACATCCTCGCGACCGTGCGCCGACGCCGTCGGGACATTGACTGGGTCAAAGCCAACCGCGAGCCCAACCCGAAGAACCCCGCCGACTGGCAGTGGTACGAGCCGAAGCCGCGCGCCATCATCTGCGACCACGACGCCGAGGACCGCGCCACCCTTGAGAAGCACCTCGGCATGTCTACCATCGCCGCACACAAGGCGGTAAAGAACGGCGTTCAGGCCGTCGCGTCACGACTGAAGGTGCAGCCCGACGGTCGGCCAAGGCTGTACGTCGTCCGGAACGCCATTGTCGAGACGGACAAGGCGCTTGAGGCGGCGAAGAAGCCGTTCTGCACCGAGCAGGAGATCACCGGTTACGTCTGGCCTGAAGGCGTGAAGCCAGACCAACGTGAAGTGCCCGTGAAGCTAGACGATCATGGAATGGACGCCGCCCGCTACGCCGTCGCACACCGCGACCTTGGGGTTCGTCCAGGAATCAGGGTGATGCGATGAGTACCGCAACCGTCGGCGCCCACTCCCGACAGCCCGTCGCCCGCTGGGCGCCCGCACGCCAGGGCTTCGCAGCCTGGCGCCGCCGGGCCGCCATCAAGCTGCGGCAGGCCTCCGTACACATCGTCGGCGAGCAAGCCACGGCCCGCAGGCTCATCATGACCGCCACCGCGCTCGGCTTCCTCGACGCCGCAGCCTGGGACTTCAAAACCATCGCCGGCCTCGCCGCCACAGGCGTTTCGATCGCGGTCTTCAACGAGTGCATGAACTGACCGCCGCCTCGCCCGCCACCTGAACCGTCCGGCAGGAGGTGTGGCGCGTGGTCAGGTCGGTGTTCGACGTTGTCGGCTCCCTGCTCAACAAGAACACGAACACCTCGCCCATCCCCTACGCCACGCGCGCCAACAGCGCCGGCTTCAGCAACATGTTCGCCAGCAACGACAACGAAACCTACATGCGGACCATGGGCTCCGCAGGTACCGTCTTCCAGATCGTGTCGCTGCTCGCGTCATCCACCGCTGCCGCAGAATGGCGGCTGTACCGCAAAGCCAAAGCCGACGGCCGCGTCCGGTACACCACCGGCGATCAGGGATCCGACCAGCGAACCGAAGTGCTTCAGCATCTCGCGCTGGACGTGTGGAGTCGCCCGAACCCGTTCTACACCGGGCGCCGGTTCCGTGAGGCCTCGCAGCAGCATGCCGAGCTGACCGGGGAGCAGTGGTGGGTCATCGCCCGCGATTCCCGGGCCACGTTCCCGACCGGGATGTGGCTGGTGCGCCCGGATCGCATGGAGCCGATCCCGTCGGCCGAGAAGTTCATCGCCGGCTACGTCTACACCGGACCGTCTGGCGAGAAGGTGCCGCTGGAGCCGGACGAGGTCATCTGCACCGCCTACCCCAACCCGCTGGATCCGTACCGCGGACTGGGCCCGGTGCAGTCGGTGCTCGTCGACCTCGACGCCATGCGGTACGGCAGCGAATGGAATCGCAACTTCTTCATCAACGGTGCCCAGCCCGGCGGCGTTGTTGAAGTGCCGACGAACATGAGCGACGACGATTTCGACCAGTTCTCGACGCGGTGGCGCGAATCACACCAGGGCGTATCACGGGCACACCGGGTCGCAATCCTCGAGGGCGGCGCCAAGTGGGTCGGTACCTCCATGTCCGTCAAGGACATGGACTTCTCCAACCTACGAGACCAGTCCCGCGACGTCATCCGCGAAGCCTGGGGCATCCACAAGGCGATGCTCGGCAACTCCGACGAGGTGAACCGCGCAAACGCGGTCACCGCCGAGGAAGTGTTCAGCCGCTGGAAGATCCAGCCGCGCCTTGACCTGCTGCGCGACACCCTCAACCACCAGTTCCTACCGCTGTTCGGCCCCACCGGCGAAAACGTCGAGTTCGACTACATCAACAACAGCGCCGACGACCGCGAAGCAGACAACGCCGAACTCACCGCCAAGGCCAACGCCGCCGCCGTACTGGTGCAGGCCGGTTTCGATCCCGAAGCCGTTTGCGAAGTTGTCGGGCTGCCCGACATGCCCATGATTGCGCCGCCGGCGCCGGCACCCAAGCAGCCGGACCCAGCAGCCACGCCGGCAGAAGACGGCTTCGGCAACCAGGCCCGCGAGATCATCACCATCAGGGCGCTGGCGAACGCCGCAG